CCATTTATTCCTCCACTAATTATATTTATCTCACAAGTTCTTAACCACCAAACTGCTTCTTCATGAACTGGTGCTGCATATGCGGCTTGTATAAGTAATAAACTTTTCCAAGTACTATTATAACATTGCCAATCAACCCAATTACTTATTCCAGTATGTTGTTCAACTCTTAATCTTATTTTATCTGCATCAGCATCAAAACAATCAGAAGGGATAGTAAGATTTCTTGTAGCTGCAGGAGAAATTTGACTCATACTTCTTACTTGCCATATAGCTCCATTTGGATAAGTTGGTTTGGTATAATTAAAATAAATATGCGTTGTAAGTTCCTCTTCAGGGGAAGACCATGTGTCCCAATCTTCATCATAAGAATTACTACAAGGCTGAGTGACAGACCAAGTTCCATCACAAAAAATTTCATCTGCTGTTTCTTGATAAAATCCAGATGTATTCATTGTTATAAACTTATGTCCATCCATTCCCCAATAAATCGCTTCTTCTGTTATTTGTGATTCAGCTGAGGCACCAGAATATATAGAAATCCATGAAGTGCTATTATAACAATAGAGACTAATAGGAGTAAACATATCAGCAATCCTTGCTTGTAAATAAATATAATCAGCAATACCACTCATACAACTTTCTGGCAAAGTAAAATTATAACTTTCACCAACTGGGTTTGTTTTAAATTGCCATTTTGCTTCAGCTATAGAATCTTCTGGTTTTGTATAATTCCAAGTCATAGCAATAGGAAAAGAGGAAGATTGGTCACGAGAAAAATAAGTGTCCCAATCTCCATCATTTGCATCATCAGGATTATGTCCTTGAGAACCTACACAACCTGGACAAGTCCAATTATCTGCATGTTCTTGATATTCATAATAAAATGGATTAAAATCAAAAGTAGCATTTAAAGTAAGTGTTCCTGGATTATAAATAGTTATATTTCCGGGTATTGTTTGATTTGAATTAAATATACAATTTTCAGAACAATTTAAATTCCAAGTTCCAGAGTAAGGTGCATAACATGGTCCTGTTGGTGCAAGTTTTAAAATAATTCCTGATGGACTTGTATCATTCATAAAAGTAAAGTTTGAATTAAAAACATCATTTAAATAAAAAGAAAAGTTTTGATTATAAGTTGTTTCATTGAAAGTAACATTAAGATTTACAAATCCATTAGCATCTGTAAGTCCTGAATTAATCGTAACTGCTTCTTTTTTAATTGTTACATTTACACTTTCTATATATTCATCAAATTCATCTTTTACAAATATTGGAAAATATCTATTAGCAGAAGCATTTATGTCCCAATCATAAAGAGCAGTTAAATCAATATAACCATAAATAACTGGTCTATGGTCTCCAGGTACTCCAACTCCATTTATTTCAATATTTGTAATATCAGAATAGGGGGTTGTGAAATTATTAAGAGAAGTTCCTCTCATAGACATATAGTTTCTATACTTGTCCATGTTCCAGAAAAGTCTGTATTTTCTACATGAAGTATGCTTGTTGTTCTTATTGAAGATGCATCATTAAAAATAGAATTATTAATATAAGCAATTCCATTTGCTTCTCCTGCATATAATGTATTTGTAATATTTACCCCAATTAAATCAACATCATAATCACAACCAGTAGCAGTAATATGATTTGTAACAGAAACGTCTGGTTCTAAATCATCTATAAAAACTGTACATTCTAAATCTGAATATAAAGACAAAGAAATAATAGTTCCTCCTGTAACTTTATTTGTTGTATCTTCATAAAATTGGACTTTATTGATACTTGTTCCTGCTCCAGATATATCTACAATAGCCCAATCTGCTGTAATAAAAATATAAGTATCAACTGTTATATTTATTATAGTGCTATTTGAATATTCTTCAAATCTTGTATAATAATTAGTTTCAGTATTTGTTAATGTATTGTTTGAATTATTTGTAAACATTAAAAATATCTTATTACTAAAATTTGCAGAATTAAGAATAGATTCTCCTGCAACATTAAAGTGGGAAAGATAACTTGTTGAGTTCATATAAGTATCATTAAAGTCAACATAAGCTCCAGAATAAGTTGTAAACTCATAATCATAATTAGAACTTCCATTCATTATAAAAGTAACATTAGTTAAATTAAGAGAACCACCATTTAAAATATTCACATCACAATTTGCAGTTATTGTTCTATCTGAGAAATTTCTTGCTTCATCTATATTACACTCATAGGCTGTATTCCAATTATCATCTATTACTTTGGGGGTATAAGTTATATTAACTTTATGTAATTGTATTGTTTCTGAAGTATCTGAAGTAGTTAAAAATGCCTTATATTGAAACCATTGTAATTCTCCTGTTCCAGTTAAACTTTCTCCTGAAGTATTATAAAAGGTATTTATTGTTCCATCTGGTCCATAAAAAGTTTCTCCAGCACAAGCATTATCATCACAATCTCTTACTTGAAATGTAAGATTTTGAATTGTATTGTTTATGTCAACAGACCAACTGATTGTCTCCCAAGTAGAATTGCCTTCAGCATCAAAAACTTTAGAAATGTAATCTCCTGCAGAATCATAAGTTATAGGAAATTCCTCTGTTTCAGTATGGTTCTGTGGATTATCATTTGCTTGTGAAACAAATTCAATAGAATTATTATCAACATCCATTCCATTACCATAGTTCTCCTGTGCTCCTCCTGAAGCAAGAAGAACTGCTGTTGAGTTACTTAATGCTTTTCTTTCTATACTTCCTCCATCTGGCGGTTGAGCAGCACAAGTTCCATTGCAGTCTGTTGCAAGCCCATAACCAACCCAATCAACTATATCTACATCTGTTGGTCCTGATATAGGACCTGTTCCCAAATAAATTGTATTTGAATCTGTTAAAGTAAATCCTGCTGATGTTCCTATTGCATCTGCCATATCTAAAAAACTCTGGGTTGCATCGTCTTTAACGATTAAATAAAATCCATAAGCAGAAATGGTAACTCCTCCTGGATAAGTTCCATCTGCTGCATCTCCTATTCTCATTAAAATAGCTGGGTCTCCTCCTCCAGACGATATTCTTTCAATTCTATATGAACTTGCATTTAAATCTATTGCTGAACCAGTTGGATTGTAAATTTCAATCCAATCATCATCAGTTCCACCCGTTCCATCTATGCTGTCTATTTGAATCTCTGAAATAACTAAATGGTCTGTTATATTTTCATCTTGAGTTGCAACTAAAGTTAAATCTCCTCCTACTGTTGATTCTGTATGGTTATAAGTTCCTAAATCCCAATCTGCTTGTGAATCTGTAGCCCAAGTAGGATAAGGAACAACATATAAAATATCATTAATTAAAACTGAATAATTAAAAATACCTTCTGTATTTAAAGGAATATAAAAAGAATCTGAATAACTATAACTTGTTTCTTTTTCTAATATATCCTCTTTTAATATTTTTGTATCTGAAGTTTCTTTTTCTAATAATTCTTTCTCTTTCTCCATATCTGCGTTTTCATAGATTTCTGTTTTAAAAGAATCAAAATCTTTAATAGTAACTGCTTCATCATTTGTGTTTTCTACAATTACTTTATAATCACATTTCTGCCTTCTTTCTCCATCAATTAGATAATATCCATAACATTCAATGTGCTCTGGAGAAAAGGTTATCTTAAAACCATCTTTTGCCATTACTGCATCTCCATCAATATTCATATAAGGAAAAGTGTCCATATCTACAACTTGTGCTTTGGTTATTCTATAACATCCTTTTTCTGTTGCAGAAAGTCCAGAACAAACTTTATAATCATTATTATCTTCACAGAAATAAATATTCTCTTGGTTAGTTTCAATCCAACCTGTTTCACACATTGATTTTCCAGGACCTAATAATAATGTTGCTAAAATTATAGCAAAGATAGTTGCTGTATTCATAGAAACTATCTTAACCATTTAATTCACCTTTATTACCAATTCACCATCTGTACTATTCCAATAAATATATCCATCTTCTGAATCGCCAAAGTATATCTTTTTATCATTTGGAATATACATGTCGTCTGAAAAAGAAGAATTACCAACTACTTCTAATTTATGAGTTGGTGTTGCAGTTCCAATACCTATTTCATTATCATTATAATCTACAACTAAAGTATTTGAATCAATATTTAAGTCAGAAGTTAAATCTCCTGTTGAATCTCCTGTTTTAATAATATAAGTTGCATTACCTATTGTTTCTATTGTCTTATTTAATTTAGTTTCATTTAAATGTAATATGTCTGTAATATTGTATAAATAATTACTTCCTGTTAAATTCCATCCACTTGTAATGCCAGTTAATAAACTTCCATCTCCATTAAAGAAATCTGTAGTGATATTATAACCTGTATTATCTAAATTCATATCTTTATGAAATGAAAGAGGGTCTATTTCATATCCTATGGGAGTTCCATATCCTGTTGCTATTGCTAACCAATCAATGTAATAATGGTTATTTGTATTTCCATTGGAAGATTTATAAAATCTTAACTGAACTATTCCTCCTGAAATATGACTTGAGGGGTCAAATACTGTTCTGTCTATTATTTTAAAATCAGTAGTTGTACCGATAATTGGGTAATCTTCCCATTCAAGAGTATCATAATTCCATAATTGAAGAATAGGATAATCACCAGATAGTTCACTTGTTTTATATCTCATTATCAATAGATTGAAAGTTTCTCCATCTGTAAAGTTAATTCTAACATCTAACCCTGGGCTTCCTGAAGCTTCTGAAATATTCATTGTAATTCCATCATAACTTCCATCTGAATGTGTTGTATTACTTAGACTTCCACCATCTAAAGTTCCAGCAACTATATTCATTGAAATTGCATCATAATAAGTAGTAGATAACATCGATTCGTTAAAATCAAAAGTTGAACCATCAAAACTACTCCATTCGTCTGTAGTTGTCCAATTAAATTTAGCATTAACATAAGCACCACCAGTAAGAGTTAAATTTCCTGTCATTTCATCTCCTGAAGTAAGAACATAAACATCTGAAATACCTGTGCAAGTTACACTATCATCTATTTGTGTAACATAAGTATCTACTGGACAAGCTGCAGGATAAGTATGTAATCCTGTCCAAGTCATAAAATCTGTTGAATTAGAATTATTAACATTTAAATCTCCTTCTGTTGCTTGTGTTATAAAAGTATTATCTGTATAAGTTTTCATAGAATCATTAAAAATAACATCTTGTGTATCTACATAAGTTTTCATGCTGGAATTTGCACTAACGACTATTGAATCTATTGTTGCGTTTAGTTGAGTTTCGTTAAGTGTTAGTGTAGTTCCAGACATATAAATATAAATATCACCCACTGCTGTTATGAATTTATTTAATATCCCACTCCATTCTATAAAACTTGTGGTGTTTGAATGATTAACATTTAAATCTGCTTGGGAAGTTTCACTATCCCAATATGTTGAAGTATTTGAATAACTTGAATAATTAGAAGTTATAGCATAAGTTGCATTACCACTAAAAGTTCCTGAAAAGTTATCTGCTTCCACTAAAGTAATATTGGTAATATTATATTTGTTATAATTTGTATTATCATAAACATATTTTGTTCCACTAACGGAAACTATTAAAAGTAATGATATTAAAATCATTAATATTGTTTTTTTCATTTAACTCCATTCCTCCTTCTTGCTTCCATTAACCCAAAGTTCTAATCTGCTACTTGTTGAATTATAAAGTAAATAAGTATTTCCACCATAACCATTTAAATAAAATGGTGTTCCACTTGCTACATAAGAATTAACTGTTGCTACTCCTGTTTCTACTAATATTTCATCTGTTCCAACTGTTATATTTAATGTTTCAGTAGTTGTCATTATGCCACCCTCACTGTTATATCTTGTATAACTTCAAATATTCCTGATGTTAATGTTGTTACATTTCCAGATGAATCAACTAACTCTATATCATAATAATATTCTTTTGCATCAACATCAGTATCTGTTTTAGTTAAAACAATGTTAGTAATTCCACCTATTGCATTTAAATGTGAAGTTACATCTTTTGAAATAATTGCATCAACATCTGCATCTGTTTTAGTTTCCTTAACTGTAAGAAATATACTTGCACCCACTAAACTAATTGGATTTCCATTCTTGTCTTTAAGTCTTAAAGTCCAAGTCTTATCATCTCTCTTATATACTGATAAATTTACCATTTTTCTTATTTTGTTTTTTTAATTTATAAAACCAACGAATTTAAATTTTCTTTTGATTTATATTCTTGAGGTTTTGTTTCTTCTAAACTAAATTTCTTATGTTCGTTTCCAATTATAGCAACAGGTATTCTTTTTACTTCCATTATGATTGCAGCTATTGCTCTATTTCTTCCCTCGTGGTCTTTTATCTTTCCTTCACTATAATCTAAAAATCCAGTATCAAGAAAATTTCCTTTTTTAACTCCTTCAATTATATTTAGTATACTTGGAATTTTCATAATTTCATGCATTTCTTCTTTACCTTTAACTCCTGCTAATTTTAAAAATTCATTTGGAGACATCCATTCTATATGTCCTCCCTCTCCTTTAAATGCTTGTGTTACTGCTGGTGTAGTTCCTTTACCAAACCTTACTTTTACATTTTCCCTATGAGAAATTAATTTCTTTTTAAGTGGATTTGATTTTGATTCTCTTAATTTTTTAAATTCTGCACTTCTTTTTTCTTTTTGTATACTCGTTGGGTTTTCCCCATATTTATCCCAAATCTTATCAAATTCTTTAATTACTTCTTCATATTCTTTTTTAATTTCACTTAATTTAGTTTCTTTTTTTTGTTTTTTCTGTTCTTCTTTTCTTTTATTTAGTTCTTTCTTTCTGTTATCGCCAGGATATTCATATTGATAACTTCCTCCTGCTCTCCATCTCCTTATATATTTGTGAACTCCTTTTTCTTCTATATTTTTAATTTCTTCTTCCTTAACAAACCTAATTACACTTCTGCAGTTGGGATGAAACGGAGGAGATTGTGCTCTTATTGTTTTATTATCAACTTTAATTATAAATTCTTGGTCTAAAGGTATTGCTTGGTTTTCTTCTCCATATTTCTTATCTTCTTTTTTACATATGCTGCTTGTATTTTCATCTTCAACAATATCAATATATTTTCTTAAATTTAAACCACTTTGTTTTGCACCTTCTAATGCACCATAATTATTTGCTCTTATCTTTTCTGTTCTTAATACTGTTTTAAGTCTGTTAGTATATTTCTTATCTTTAAAGACATCTTTTATTCTTGTCTTTAATTGACTTATTTTTTCTTTATTTAATATCCCTCTGCTTAATTCTCCTCTTAATGCTTCTCCCATTGCATCAGTATGAGTTTTTAAGTTATTAAATACATAATCATTTAAAAAAGATATTTCCTTTTCATTTGAAACAAAATTCATATTAAATTCAATCTCTGAATTTGTTATTCCTTTTGTATATTCCTCTGAAATAAAATCACTTACTTTTAATTTAAAATGTTCAATATTAATAATCTTTATGAATTTATTTATTATCCAATCAATAATATTTTTAACTTCAATACTAACCATTTATACCTCTTGGTCTGGTATCTTACTTACAACATCAACTAAAGCATTTCCAATATCATCTATAAAGTTATCCAATTCATCAATTAATTCTTTTGGTTTATCTGTTGCCTTTTCTTCTGGTTTCTCTTTCTTCTTAAAAGGATTTTCTTTCTTTTTATCTTTGGGTTCTTCATTATCAGAAAAACCAGATTCTTCTTGTGGATTTTGATTATTAAATGTTTCTTGTTCTATCTCTCTTTGTTCTTCCTTTTGTTTAACCAATTCTTCAATATCAATTCCTAACTCTTTTGCTACCATTTCAGGTGTCTTAATTCCCATATTGATTTGTTTAGCAAATAAATCATGTTTTTTATTATCTTCATCTAAATCATATTCATCATAAACAAATTCAATAGGAACATCTCCAGAATCTGGTATTTCTTTTCCATTAGCAAAGAACTCGGGCATTATCTGTGTATTAAAGTGATAAGCCAAGACATCAAGTAAAGGTTTAATTGCTTTTCTCTTTGCTAATTTTGTTTGCTCTTGTGATACTGCTTTATTTGAATTTTCAGTAAATCCCATTTCTTCTGCAGTAACTCCAAAACACATCCAAAGTAATTTAGTAAACCATTGTTGTTGGGTTATAACTTCCATTTCTTTTGGATTTAATTGGAATGGTGTAAATTTAACTTCTGTTGTAGTAATAGGATATGTGAAGAACTTCTTTCTTCTTCTTCCTAAATCATCTGTATATTTAAATTGTTGTTCAAAGTTTTGTCTAAAATTAGTTATTTGTGATTGTTGTGCTCCTAAAAGTTGTATAACCCCTTCTGGCATATTATTATTAGTATAGAAATCTAAATTAAAGTCTGCTCCATAAATAAGATTAAGTATGATTTCAGTAAGAATCTCAATAGGACTTCTACCATAAATACTATCTCCTCTTGGGTTCTGCATAATATAAACAATCTCTCTCTTACCAAAAGGAACTGGCATACTTCCTGCAGTCCATCCATATTGGAAATATGCAGCTTGTTGTCTATATAGAATATCATATTGTTTCATTAATTGCTGTTGAGATTCACTTGGACTTCCACCAACACTTATTCCAACTCCAGTAAAACCATCTGGTAAAGGTGGGACAAAATCTGCTTTATCTCCCATATAACCATAAATGTCTGGGTTCTTTAAGAAAGTTGCACCATCTCTTGCAAACATTTGCTTAAACTCTCCTTTTCTATTAAATACTTTTACTAAAACTCCTGCATCTATTTCAGATATATCAGTAATTAATTGTCTTGTAATGTGTCCTAAACTTTGTTCATTACCATTAGGATTATTAAAGAATTTGGTGACTTCTTTTATCTTATTATCATAATTTATTGGTTCTGCTTTTTCTTCTGGTCCTTCTTTATCATCTTCCTCTTTTTTATCATTATTTGATTCATTAAATTCTTCCTTAACTTTAATTTCCCATCCAACAGAAGTAGCTTCATCACATAAAGTTTTAATAATAGAAAAAACATAAGGGTTCTTTGCTAATGTTTTAAATGCCTGTAAGTTTACCTTTCTTGGCATTCCATAAGGTGGTTTATATAAGAAATTAGGAATATATGCTTTAAATACACCATCATCTTTTGCTTCTCTTAATGCTGGTCTATTATTATAAGCACTGTTATCACTAACAGCTTTCACTATAGGTGCTGTATTATATTGAAAAAATTGCATCATGATGACCCTCCAATTAAGGAGGGGATTGAGGTGATTTATGTTTCAAAAAAGGTCTAATATCTTCTTCAAAGTCATATATCAAAATACACTTTATAAAACCAACGATTTTTTTAATGCTTTATGGTCTTTATTTATTAATACAAGTTGTTTTTCTAAGTAGTCTTTATTTTGTAATAGTTGTTTCTTTTTAACAATTTGTGCTACCATTTGGTTTAAATTAATAAGTTGTTTCTTAAGTGCCTTACTTCCTTTAGTCATTGACTTTGTTACTTCTTTAATTATTTTATCTGGAATTAAGTTTTCATCAATATGTTTAAGCTTAACTAATTCTGCTTCTATATTATTCATATTACCATCAGCACTTGCTTTTTGGTTATCAATAAATGCTTGTAGAATATGTATTTTGTCTTTATCTATTATTTGTTCTGTTATTTGACTAAAGAATCCTATATCTACATTTTTACCTTTGTGTGGTAATACTAATTTATCTTTACTATTAACTATTATTCTTAATTTGCCATTATCTAATTGTTCAAACTTCTTTGTTTCATTCATTCTCTTATCCTCCTTTGGAATCTACCATATTTATCTTTATACTCTACTAATATATCCATTATTCTTCCCATCTCTGCAACTTTCTCTATTTCAAAAGTTTCATTAGTTATCTCTATTCTCCACTTTCCATCATTCATTTTTATTCCTATCATTTTTTATTCCCCCAAGCCATTGGCTTATTTGTATTATATGGACATCCAGGAAAATCATAAGGCGAATCCTTTCTTAATCCACATACACTATATTTACTTAATTTCTTTCCTAATCTTGATGAATATATTCTACATAATGTTTTACCATTCTTTAATCTTATTAAATGTTTACATTTATGTCTTGTTATCTTATCATCCTTATCTAATAGATAACAACATTGTCCACACATTAAGCATCTTATTTCTTTTTGTTCCATTTTTTCTGTTTAAATGTTTTCCTTTCTGATGCACTCATATCATCCCATTTAAGTATTTTACCAACCATTTTTACTCTAAATGTTTTCATACATCTTTGACATTGAAATATTAAAATATAATCTTGTAATATCTTTACTCTATATTTACCTATTGTCTTTGGAACTTTACTTCCATGACTTCCTTTCCAATAAGTGCAATAAGGACAAGTAAAATATTTAGTTACCAATATTACCTCCAAAGTCCAATATTACTTTATTAATTGTCATTAGTTCTAAAGCATAACCTATTGCTATTGGAATATCTGGATGCACTCCTGCTTCTACTAATTTGCCTTCTACTAACGCATAAGAAGTGCATTCACTTAAGATTCTATCAGCTATGGATTTATCTTTTTCTGTCTTATATGGGATTATAAACCTCTTATTTTCAAATGCTGTGCCTAACCTCATGATAAGATTAATCTTTCCAACTGTATGTCTTTTCTCTGTCCAATCATAATCTTTATAAGCTGTCTTTCTTTTAGCTGGGTCTGATGCTCCAGTCCAGAATAATGTAATAGGTAGATTCCATTGTTGTATATCTTTAGAAATAGATTTAATTGAGTTTTCTTCTAATCCTATTTGGTCATAGTTTTCTTTAGGGTATAACTCATTTTGTATTATCTTCATTTGTTCAAATACACTTAAACCATGTTCTATTTTACAACATAATAAATAATAAAAGTCATCTTTTACTCCTAAACCACTAAATACAGAATTATTTGCAGTTATTCTATCACTAAAAGCAAAGTCCACTCCTAATGTTTTCATTTCAAACTGCATTTTAGTAATATCTTCTGCACTAATATCTTCTCTAAAACAACCTTCAATCCATTCTCTTTTAATTAAACTGGCACTATTATCTACAGGATTATTAAGATATTCTTGTTGAAATGGAATAGAACCAATATCATATTTAATCTTCTTTAGTTTTTCTTTAGTAAATCTATCTTTCCAGAGGATTTTATTAAAATTTTCATCACAAGCTTTGAATATCTTACCTTTATGTTTTCTAATCTTCTTCATAAGTAAAGAATCTAATTGTAAAATAGTTCCAATAAACTTCCATCTCCCATTAATATCTAAAGAAGGAATAATAACTTTGTTTAATTTGTTTGCATCTTTTACTCTTAATTCTGGGTTAAGAACTCTAACATCTTCTTCAATATCATCTAAAATAATAAGTGTTGGTCGCATATTTCTAAACTTAAATCCTCTTAAGTTCTTTTCAAAAGATACTCCTTCTACTCTGCACCCACCTACATCTAGACAATCTTCCCTATCTCTTGCTCTATCTGCATTGTTTACTTTCTCAAGTAGGTCGCCATAGATAAATCTTAATAACTCATTATTCTTAAACTCATATTGAACTGGTGTAATAAACTGTACTGTTTTAGAATGATTTTGAGAAATATATACAATATACTTCTCTAATTTATTTACTATACAAAATATAAGATAAATAATTCCAGTGATAGATGACTTTGCATGACCTCTTGGTGCTGCCAATGCTCCACTTTTTTCATCAAATAAAAAATCATAAATCTCACTATGAAATTTGGGTATTTTATTAGTAATAGTTTCTGGAAATAGAACCTCTGCAAATAAATTGATATTTTCTTTAAAACTAAAGATATATCGAAGTAATTCTTTTAATGTATTATCATCACCACTCTCTTTTATTATTTTGGCAATCTCTTTTTTTGTTATTTTCATAAATTAAGTATTCTTCTTATTTCCACCTCTTTTTGTTCAATAGTAAGTGTTATTATTTTCTCTGCAACCTTATTTTTATATCCCCAATTTTCAAGGAAATTAGTCATCTTATCATTTATGTCCCCTAAAATCTTTATAGCCATCATTACTTCTTTATTATTATTAGAATTAATTGCTATCTTTCTTAATTTCATAATAGAAGTCTTATAACCTTGATATATTTCTCGGCTTATTACATTAACATCTTCTACATTACATTCATCTTTAATAAGGGTCATGTCCCTTTGAACTGCTTGTTTACTAACTTGGTAATGGTCTGCTAAATCTTTTTGTTTAATATTCCAGAATCCTACTTTTTCTACTAACTTTCTTATTTCATCCCTTCTTGCTTTAGTTGCTAATTTATCCATCTTTTTTCATTTGACTACCATTGACTACAACCTTTAATCATTGCTTAAAACTTTTAATCTTCTAAATCTTTCCAATCATGTCCATGCATACAATTTGTGCATAAATAAAAACCGCGATTGTTTGTATCATATACTGGTAATGTTACTGGTTCTATATATCCTCTTTCTTTACAATTAGGACATATTTTATCATAAGTCAATTTTTGTTGCTTTATTTCCTGTGTAATCTTCCCATCTGTCTATTATCACTTGGCAATATATTGGGTCTAATTCCATCATAAAACATTTTCTTTTAAGTTTTTCAGCAACAATTAAGGTTGTTCCTGAACCACCAAATAAATCTAAAACTTTATCTCCTTGATTAACAGATTTTATTAACTCTGAAAATAATTTTATTGGTTTAGGACAAGTATGGAGATTTCTTAATTCTACTCCTTCAACTTTCTGTCTTTCAACAATTATATCTAAATAATCATCTACTAATTTATTCTTGAACCTTCCCCATATAAATATAGGTTCTGTTCTTCTCCAATTACTATTCTTTCCACCACTTTGTTTATTTCTTGCTATCCAATAGAATTTATCATAAGGGTCTTTATTCTCCCAAAATTTATTATATGTCCATCCAGTAAATAAAATAATTAGTTTTGATTTTGTTTTTGCTATATTAAACCATGAATCTGAAAATCTTAAATATTCTTCCCCTTTTTCATCTTTATATTGATTATATTCATATCCAATACCATAAGGTGGGTCTGTTAATATTAAATCAATATTATTATTTTCAATAAGTGTGTTATAATCTTTTTCAATAGTTGCATCTCCACAAAGAAGTCTATGTTCTCCTAATTGATATATATCTCCTAACTTTACTTTACAATTAGCTTCTGCTTCTTTTCTTGCTTGTTCTGGGTCAAATTCTTCATCTTTTGCTTCTTTTTGATTAATTAAGTCTAATAATTCTTTTATATTCTTATTCTGGCTTGGAAGTAAGTTTATCAATTCAACAATCGCATTATTATCATCTAAAAACTTAAACTCTTTCATATCAAAATCTTCTCTATGTGTTCCTTTTAGTTTGTTTAGCACTTGTCTCAATATTCGCCTATCTACTTCATCAACATCTAAAGCAATAACTGGGACTTCTTTTATATCTAAATCTCTTGCTGCCTTCCATCTGTGATAACCATCTGCTATTTTATATTCTTTATTTGTAATAATAGGAATAATAAATCCATATTTGCTTATAACCTCTTTTAATGCATCAAAGTCATTATCATTCATCTCATTAGGATTAGTTTCATCCACTATTAGCTTTGTTCTATCAATTAGTTCTGCTTTTGGTATGTTTATCATTTTATTTTATTTATATATGTTCTATTTCCTCCTTTACCTGTTATTCTTTCAATATCTAATATTCCTCTATCCCATAATTCTTTTATTTTTCTATAAAATGTTTTATAAGAAATACTATTTGGATGTTTTAATATAAAATTATTATACATTACACCCATACTCATTGGAAGTTTGTTTTCTTTTATTATTTCAATTATAGCTCCATCTTGTTGTTGTGTTGCTAATCCAGATAATCCTTTCCAATTAATCATTTTTTCTTGTATTTACCTCTATTTTTTCTAATAAACTCTTTATATCCATTAACTTTGTGCTTAATTGTAAGTTTGATACTTGTAGCTGTTGTTTAATGTTTATTACTTGTTCTTTAAGTAAGTCTAATTCATCCATTTTAAATATTGTTTTAATTTATCTATTAAATTAAGATGATGCTCATCATATTTTTTTACTAATTCTATAAATTCCTTATCACTCATATTATTTGTATCATATTCATCAAGAACAAGATTAGTTCCATAATCATCATCATCTTCAACACAACATATTATATATTTCATTTCTTTTTTTGTTATTTTATCCATTATATTATACTCCAATATTGCATTACCTTAATAACAACCCATATAAGAAAGCTATAAAAAGCAATTCCTATTAATACAGGTATTATAAAAAACCATTTTTCTATTTCCATTCTTCCTCCAGCTTTTGTTCTTTCTTTAGTAACTCTTTTAATTCTGCACATTCTTCCTTTGTCATCTTACTAAATGGTATTCTTTTTAATTCTTGTTTTCTCCATTTTTCTTTTGGTTTCAGTTCCATCTTTCCCTCCGCTTTTGTTTCTCAATAAGTTCATTATTGAAGCTGTCTTATTCCCACAATACTTACATTTAAACATCTTCCAATTAGAGTTATAGTTCATTATTGAAGCTGTCTTATTCCCACAATACTTACATTTAAACATCTTTCCCTCCATTTATGCGTGTTGATTATACGAACTCCCCTGAATTACTTTCCGATATTCTTCTAATGTTCCTTTAAATACAATTTTCCCATCTTTCTTCACAAAACTAACATACCTTGGAAACCCTGTATTTATTTCTTCCAATTTCATTTTATTTATGCGTATAATAGTTATTAGACGAACTATTCATCTATACCTCTTTATATTCAAATTTGCTTTTCTTAATAAAAAGTTTCTTTCTGAATTGATTTTTAATATATTATTTTTCATCTCTCTTAAGTTTTTCATTAATTTTAAATTAAATTTTATCAATTCTACTTTTTTCATTAACTTTAATTCTTCTTTTGTCTTTCTATATCTATATTCATTTTCTACCATATTATTTATTTTCTTTTTATTATTTGTTTTTGTTTTTTCAATAGTTGCAAGTTCTTCAATATATTCTTCTACATCTTTATCTTCATTAAGTAATCTTGTAAATAAATCTTTTATCATTGTTCCCAACCTTTTATTACTATTACTCCTTCTTCTCCTTTGAATCGTTCAGCTCTCTTGGGATTTAACTCAATTTCAAACTCAATATTGGCAGAAAGGTCTACAATATCAACCCTTCTTATCTTTCCATTATCATCTTTTCTATTTCTACAAGCTTCAGTAATAAATTTTCCACCATTTGAAAGAATCTCATAACAAGTCTTTGCTTTTAATAACTCATGTTTAAGACTATTTGCTGGACTAAAAAAACAAGCATTAATCTTTCTCTTGTGTAAATTAGAGCAACCAGGCAAATGGTATTTGTTATATACTTCTTTTATTCTTTTATTCACTTCTTTTTTGTTCATCCTATATAGCTTTTGTCTTCAAATTCTGTTTTAATCTCAACTTCTTTTCCATCATTTTCTGGAAACTTGATATAAATAATATAAGGTAGTTTGCATTTAGGACAAATTGCTTTTATTTCCATTTTATTTAATCCATATCCTGATGCTTTCCATTCTATATTATTAATTTTTTTACATCTTTTACATTTTATTTTCATTTATAACCCCTTCTTTAATGTTGCACTATCTCTTTTATCTACTATTATCCATTTATCTCCTTCTTTTTCTATTATTGCCTTTGCATTTTCTACTGAAGAATTTATTTCTTCTAAATTATCACAAGGACTTCCACCACCATATTTTACTCCTTTATTACTTCCATAATCAACACTTGTATAAGGTGCACCATTCTTAACTGATTCAACATAATGGTTTGGTTCTCCTCTAAAATCGTTTTCACTTATTGTTATTTCAACTTTCTTATTCATTTTAAACTATTCTTACTTTTTTCATAATCTTTACAATTAGCACACATTTTTATTTCTTTTTTCATTAATAATGATTTATGATGTTTCATGCAATACATAGTTGTATAATATTTACAATCTGTTCTTTCTTTTTGCATCTTTTATCATCCAATCTCTTATTGCTTTTCTTCTTTTTGCTCCTGGTTTGTATTTTGCTCTTATTTCTTCAAGTTCTTTCATTTTTTAATTATCAACTTATATCTTATATAATAAATCTATTGTTATATTAACCATTTTAAAATTATCATTATTAAATTAGCTACAACAACTGCTATTGTCACATTTCTTATTTGTATATAATCTGTTTTATTCATATCTTCTCCAGTTTATGTTTTAATACTTTCCTTACTCTACAAGACATAGTTGTATCATCAATAACCTTAAAGACTTCTTTCATTCTATTATTGAGAGCCATCTTAATTGTATCAGCACAAACATCACAATTAGTTTCGTTCATTTCCATCTTTCCCTCCATTTATGCGTGTTGGTTATACAAACAATCTTCTTATTCCTTGCTCTCTAATATTTAATTCTGTCTCTTGTTCATATATTTCTATTTCCTCAATAGTATGATTATTCCCATACGAAAGCCAAACATTCTTCTCTTCATATATTAGTTCCATCTTTCCTCCCATTTATGCGTATACTATAATTATACGAACTTATTAATCATGTCCTTCTCTTGCTTGTTGTTTTCCATCTTCACAATTAGGACATAAATTATTCTCCTTAGGGTAATCTGCTGGAAGCTTACATTCACAACATTCACAAGTTCTATATGAAGTCATGCTTCCATTCTTGTATCCATGCAAATCCATAACTCTCATTATGTCATCTACTAATGCTTGTGGCATTTGTTCTTTTCCTTTTACTTTAATTTCAATTTTCATTTTTTTACCTCCTCTGCTTCATCACAGATTATTGTATCTATTTTTTCTCCTGTTAATACTCCTCCAAAATCCCTTCTTTCAACCTTTAACTCAACAAATCTTTTTAACCATCTTAACCAAACAGGCAAGACGATTGTTACAATAGTAAATTTATGTTTCATAATAATGCCTCATAATCTTTTGGTTCAAGTACAAGATGGTGTTCTATATCCCAACCTAATACTAATTTATTCATTCCCTTTGGTAAAACTCTTAATTTTTTCATTTTAGTTCCTCCTGTCTTCCTCAAATGTTATTTTATACGACCCATATCCAATCGTTGCACCAAAGTTAACAAAAATCAACATAAATATCCAATTCCAAACATTCCAATTTGAGTTGGTTATCATTGCTTCTCCCACAAAAAAAATAATTATTGCCATAATAACTACTGCCATTAACCAAATAAAAAACATAACTTTTTTATTCCAACCATTTATAATCCCCATAATTAGTCCTATTACAAATGACCTAATAGATGTTAAAAGTAAAGATTCTATCATTTTAAAATCTCCTTCTTGCTTTATTAGCAAATGTATCTGTTTTTATATGACATTCTAAACATAATGTTCTTCCATTATTTATATTCCATAATTCTTCACACATCATTCCTTCTTCAAAACTTTTAATATTATTGTCTTTAATTATATGAGAAAATGGTTTAATATGGTCGGCATTTAATTTTCCACCAATTTTTTCACACTTTTGACATACATAATCATCTCTTTGAAAAACATCGCATCTCCATTGTCTATATTTCAAAGACATTCTTAATCTCATAACTAAAGGGGTTATTGCTTTGTCACCTTTCCAATTTCCATTATTCTTTCCTTTTTGATTTCTTAATTTGTTTCTTATAATTAAATCTGGTCTTTTCTTTCCTTTCATAGGATTTTTTAATCCTTCTTTATATCTTTTTTTAAGAGATTTACTATGATTTTTCTTCCATAAATCTGATTTATTTTGGGCAGGATGCTTTCCAATTTTAGCTAAATTTTTTAGAAATTTAGAGTGTTCAGGTCTTTTTCTACCTCTAATCTTTCTATGGTCATATTTTCCCTTAACCATTGGACAAATCCTCTTCTGTTATATTAAAGAAATGTTGAATCCATATAATTGCTTGGTCTAAATGATTTAAATCTGAACAAGTTAAATCTTCGTTTTCTATTATTTTTTCAAAAATACCTTTTGGTGTTTTATTAGCATATCTATAAGATTCCATTTCTTTCATCCATTTAATTGCTTCTTGTCTTAATATATGTTTATATTGTTCTATAAATCCTTCTGCATTTTCAGATTTATGATATATATCTTTTAAGGTTTTCAATTCATCTGTCATTATAATCCTCCAAAAACTTTGCTTGGTCTATTATATTCATACACTCACTAACTGCATCATATTTAGGACACTCTTGTTCTCTGCATTCAATTAACTTCTCATATAGAAAAGATTCTCTACACTCATAGGCAGGACATTCATTAGTCACTGGGCGGAAAACTAAAGAAAGAACAATCCCACCTATAAATGCGAGAAATATTACCCCCAAAAATGTAATATTTTTCATAATAATCTAATTCTCCTATTTGCTTTTAATTTATTAGCATAAGTTACCATTGTTAATCCTATAATTAAAAGGATAGAGAATAACCAAATTACTCCACTAATTAAAAAAGTAATACTTCCTATAAAAAAGAATATAGAAAATATTTTAAGAACCACCGATATTAAACTTTCCATTATTTCATTCATCTTTATCCCTCCTTCTTAATGAGCAATCTATCCAATTATTTTTTTTAAGATACTCACACTCTTTTCTATATTTACAAATCCCGCAACCTGGTGGATATTTTCTTTTATATTTTTTTTCTGGTTTTTGATATAAATGAACTAAACAATATCCCTTAAGTACTGCATCTTTTTTGCATCTCTTTCCATCATGTTGTATACCTTTGCATCTCATTTATTTTTCTTCTTTTTGACAGTTAAAACAGAGTATTTTTTTAAAGTTTTTAATACTATATTCTTTAATCTTATCTGATACTTTTACTCCACATTTATAACAAACAGGTTCTAACTTCTCTTGTGTTCCTTTGTTTAAATCAATATTAGGTATATATTCTTCTGCTGTTTTATCTTTTTTATCACATCTCTTAAACATCTTGCTTTTGCTCTCGTATGTGCCATTTCAACAAAATGTGCTTTTACCATTGCACCACAATTAGATTGTGTTCCACTTCCTACACCCATAAATTCTTTATCCCCAACTTTACAAGAAACAACACACCAAGCAGATTGATTACCCCAATCAACTTCTAAATTAACTACTCTCATTTCTGTTATTTTTTTTCATGTGCTAAATCAAGTAACCCATTATATGTTACAAAATCTTTTCCCTTAATATTTACAATATATTTTTTATCCATTTTAAAACCCCCATTCTTTTAATATTAATATTGAATAAATTAATAAAATTAAAATATAAATAAATAATATATGATAATCATTATCCATTTAAGCTACCTCACTTATTAATTTAACAATAGTTTCAGCACTTCTAAACTTTCTTTTCAAAAAACTGATAAGAAGTTTCTCTGTTTCTATTTCTTGCTTTCTGTTTTTAATTCTTTCAATCAATTCAATACTATCTTTATTAGTTAAAAGAAGTCTATCTGTTTCTGCTTTTCTTTTAGTTTCATTACTAAAAATCTTCTTACCTGCTTCATCTGTTTTCATTTCAACATCAAAGTAAGTATTACTTTCTATTAACCTTTTTTTAAGAATTAACTCCTCTAACTCATTAGATGCTTTCAAAAGTTCAATCTCTTTATCAAATATCTTCTGTGGCATCTGCTCTAATCCTTGCTTTATGTTTTCCTTTTCTGATTCATTCACTTAAACCACCTCCATGATTTATTTATTTTTATCCAGTAACCTCTTTATAATATCTTCAAATGTTTCTCCTTTATTTCCTATATCTTCTAATTCTTTATGAACTTCATCTGATATTCTTATTGTTTTTACCATTGTATAACTTTTATATATAATATATAATATATAATAACTATATAAACCTTTCTATTTTGAAAAAGAAAAAGAAAAAGTTATTTTATTAATGAATCCAAATTAACTTCATTATCAATATCATTTAATACATTCTGCCTTCCAATTTCTATTAAAGGAACATCACTATGATATGTATTTAATATTTTATGAATTAACTTCAACTTTTTAAAAAGTTCTTTTTTTGTTATCATTTTAAACTTTCAATTAAAGTTTTAATTTTATTCATCTTTTTAATTACCATTCCAAGCAAATCTTCCAACACATCTGCAGTTAATGGTATCTCAAAAGAAATATAACCCAAGTCAGAATCTATAGATACAAGGATGTGTTCATCTGTTATCTCATCTATCACTATATTTTCATTTATTTCTTCGTACATTAAATTATCTTTTCCATCATCGCCTGATTCAGAAATAGATTTCTCTTTTGCTTTTTTTTTAGTTCTTTCTAAAAATTTTTCATTTAAATTTACATACATTCTTTCATCTCCATCAGCAAGTTTCCCTTCAGATTTCTCCAAATTAAGCTGATAAATATATATTATTTAGATATTATTTAAACCTTTGTATTTTTTTCTTCTACTTCAAACATTGCCTTACAAGTTTTACAAACATAAATCTTTCTTTTTTCTGATATTCTTATTGCTATCCCACTACACCAAACACAATTTATTGTTTCCATTATTTCACCTCCTTTAAATTATCTGCTTGGTCTTTCATATACTGAAACTCTTGAAATTTTAAATAATAGTATTTACTCATTTCTCTAAAATATTCAGTATCTTTTAGAATAATCTGTTTGCAGAGCATATTCACTATATTACTTGCAGTAGTTCCTTCTATTCTTGCTTTATCTTCTATCTTTTTTAGAACTATTTTATCAAAGTTTATAGTTTTAGCTGCTTTTCCAAAACTTGGTTTTTGCTTATCTATTTTTCTCAATTTAATCACCTCTGATTAATAAGGGTTAATAGTTTCTAACATTTTCTTAATACAAACCATTTTTATTTTTTATCGTCTGTAAAAAGTTAAAAAAATATTTTTTAATCTTTTTTTATCATTTTTCTAATTATTAAAAACCATACCTTTATAAAGAAAAAGTGATTACTTCTCATTGCTAAATGATTAATCACTTATTTCTTTTTTTCTTTTGTATTATATTTATATTAAATTAAATATATATTAACTTTGAAAGCATAAGACATATTTAAATCTTTTTATTTCCAAAATATTTTTCAATAGCCATACTTACTATTGCAGATTTGCTTCTATATTCATTTTTAGATTTTAAATTTAATAATTTATTTAAATCTTTATCTATTGATATACATATTACTTTTTTCATTTCTTATACCTCCCTTGATTATTTAATCTCATAATCAATCTATATGTTTTTAGTTCTTTTATTATTCTTTTATTTTTCAGTTCTAAATCTTTTATCATGTTTATTAAGTCTACTTTTTTTATTTTTCTCAATTCGCTTACTTGTGTCATTTTCACCTCATCTGAACTTTGGTCTTGTTCTTACCAAAAGATTCTTTTTTCCAATATATCTCTGTTTTGATTTCTCTTTATAGTCTATCTTGCTACATACTTTACTCCATAAATCACAAAATTCATCCCTTCCTTTGCACCATTTACAAGGAAGTGTCTTATCTAAATAATAAAGTCCTGCACCCATATATTTTCTTTTACTTCTTGCTTTGCTCATAAATCCCATACATAGATTTTTAACATCATCAGAAAGCTGGTTGTTTTTTACCATATTGATATATTTTATTTTGCCAGTTTTCCAATTATGAATATATCCATCAATATTAAGAATCCTATCTCTAAAAGGGAATAGCTTAAAAGGGATATTTTTAGTTTTATTCTTTGTCTTTAATTTCTTTTTATAATAAACAAGGCAGTTTACATCATTTAAAATCATTGCATAACAACCTAATTGCATAATATAATGTGCTATATCCCACCCCGCTTTATAATCTGTTATTTTTATATTTACTGTTTTATTTTTTAAATCCATTTGAATATCCATTCTATCAATATATCCTCTATAACCATTGAGTGGAGAACAAATACCAACTTCAGAAAGAGTTATTTCTTTTCCTTTAAGTAAATCTTTTCTAAATTTAATATGACCATAATCTTTCATCTCTTTCATTCCAACTTGAAGTTTTCTATGTGCTTCAATACCTGCAGTCATATATTTATTTCTTCCTTGTCTTACTCCTAAAATACTTAATATAAACTTTCTTTTCTCTGATAAAACTCTACTTGGACTTAAACATATATTTCTAACAGAACAATTAACACACCCTTCTCCGAAAAAACTTCTTGTCTCGGATTTTATTATTTGATTCATTCTACCTCTGCATATTTTCTTTTATCTTCTACTGATAAAGTTAAATACAATTTTCTTGAAATTGTCCATTTATAATTTCCAGAGCAATTTTTTAATACTCCATATTCTGACCTCAAATCTCTTCTTGCATATCTCATTGTTCTAAAAGCATAATGCCACCTCTACCAAAAAAAGCTATCTTTCCTATCGCCTCTAAAATTTTTACTGGAAAATAATAATAAGGAAAATAGTAAAGACTACGATTCCTCCCTCCATTAAATGCTTCCATAAAAATATCTATTGGACACTTTTCTTCTTCATGGAATTTATAATGCTCTAAAACTTTTCTCACTAAATATTTATATTTATATTCTACTTGTAAATCGCAGTTATCTTTTATTATTTTAAGCAAAGTTCTTACATTCTCTTTTGGAATAATATGTTCATCTGTATATGCTTCTCCTGTTTCTTTTGATTTTCTTGTTTCTCTCAATATATAATTATCTTTTCTTTCTCCTATGTATAAATCTCCACGACCTTTCCAACCAGTTATTTCAATTATTTCATCTGCCATTTTCCACCCATATTTTTAATTCATATTGATATTCTCTCATTTCTTCTTCTGTCAAAGCACTTCTTTCATATTTTTCATCTAACTCTTTTAATCTTCCTTTCATTTTACCGAATTTCATTTTATCCTCCTCCATAACATACAAAAGCTTCTGGTTTTGATATAATCTTATATTTAGTTGGTGGAAATGAGTTCATACAATGATTACATTTTTTTTCTATTAGTTTAAGGGCTTCTTCCAAATTATTTGCTAAAACACATATCATTCCATCAGTATAATCTGTTAATACTCCTTCTCCTTCCCATACAAATAACTTCAATTTATTTTCACTCATTCTTCCACCTCGGTAGTTGGATAATTAAATAATAAACAAATTTCATCAATTATACAATCGCCAAATTCTTCACATTCATACTTCATAAGTATTTTCCTTAATTCATTATATTTATTCATTCTTGTATCTCATTAGCATCTCTTTCACCATCTTCTGATTCTTGTGCTAACTCTCTTTTCTTTTCATCTCGCATTTCTATTTCATATTCTAACTCTAACTCCTCTATTTTATCTTTAGATAAAGTCATTTCATTCACCCCATTCCATTTTAGTTATTAAGTTTCCTTTTTCATCACATTCATAGTATATCATTTTTTATCTCATTACCTCCCTTGCATGTTCCATACAAACCTTTTGAAATATTGCACAAGGTTCATTAACTCCAATTCCAATCTCTACATCTGCTTCTTTTTTACAAAACTGACATTTTCCTGTTGTGTGCCAAAATTTAGTTTCACTCATTTTTGTTTTTTCCATTTTTAGTTTTCCTCCCTTATATGTTATTAAACATATATAATTCTATTAAGATATACTTATATATAAAGGTTGCTATTTTGAATAGAATTGTGCTTAAAACTTTTAATAATTGCTTAAATAGTTTAAGCAAATCAGAGAAAAAGACCTATTTTCAGCTAAAAAAAACAAAATAAAACAGACAAAAAAAGCATTGGGGGATTACTTAAATTGCCTGTTTTACTTGCCAGATAAATATTTCCGACAAACATTAATCAATACTCCAGACATTGCTACAACCAATGCCGTATATTGTCCCCAATCTATCGCTGGGATTATTTCTGATGCATAAACTACTAAAGCTGAAGCCATAGCAATTCCTGCTCCTTTTATAATCTTTTTTCCATCCTTTTTGTCTAATTTATATTGTTTACTTGCCATATTACACCTCCTATGTGTTTATTTGAACTTGAATATTTGTTATAGTAAAATTTGTGCCAGTTGCTTTCCACCTTATCCATTTTCCATTAGCTGTAAAAGTATGTTTAACTCCACTTGTAACTTCTTCATAAGTATAAACTCCATCAATATTTGGACTTAAACCTAATTCAAAAGTAAGTGAAGTTCCTGCTCCTGTAATTGTGGCTGTTGCTGTATCTATTTCAACATCATTTCCCCAAAAAGGTTTACTAATCATATCTTGTGTCATTCTTATCTGTATTTATCATATTGTTCTTTTAAATAAACTTTATATTGCTCTTTAAGTGCTTTATACTCTTCATCTATTCTTTTTTTAATATAAGGAACTACTTTTTTAAGGTATTGTTTATTGTGTTCTTTCCTGCATTCATCTCCCCATTGTTGAAATATCTCTCTTGCATAATCTGAACCATATATTTCTTTTATATAATCCCATTTGAAAAGATACTTATCATTAAGACAAGTTTTCTTTTTAGTAGGTGTGATTATCTTCTCTATTTTATCTGATATATCTGCCATTTTACATAATAATAACTGCTAAATTTGTTACTAAAGCTATTATAACAACCCCAACAAACCATTGAAGATATTTAATAGAAGTTCTATTAACAGATATTTTTCCTGCTCCTTTTCTTAATATTTCCTTTACTTCATTAATATCTCTTTTATTTTCTTGGTGTCCTTCTTTGATATAGTGAATATCATTTTGAATAACTGCCAGAGTTGGTATTACTTCATCTCTAAATATCTTTTTTTCTTTTCCATTCATTTGTATTTCCTCTTTATTTTTCTCCCCATTGTGTCTATTTCACGATATTCATCATTAAAACTATCATAAATAAAATCTATTATTTTAAACCAGATTTTTTTGATTAAATTAATATTAACCACCCACGATAACTCTTTGGAACTTCATAGATTAAATCATTTTGAGGTTCTATGATAGCAACTTTAATGTCTCCTTTAGAATCTGCAACTAAAGCTATATTGAGTGCGTGAGCAAAAGGTGCTTTAATCCAAAGAATACCTGCACAAATATCACTTCTCCATTTCTTTAAATGATAATAAAGTGCTACAGAAAAATCATCACAATCAAAGTCCTCTGAATATTTATTTAAATTAGTTTTATCTTGTTTAAGAAAAGTTTTAAGAGAATCCAAAGAAGGCACAGAATATAAAGGGTCTGCCAAATATATATCTGTATTTCTTAAAGCATGATTTAATACTTCTCTTACAGTGTTAATATCCAAACTTGCTATAATTTCAGGCTCTACAATAGACTTTTCCTTGTTAAGCTTATCTACGATATTAAAAGTATCTGCAAATAGCTTTAAAATTGATTTAAATAGATTCATTTATATCCCCAGATTTCTATTGTAAAATGGTCTGTATTAGAACCAAGACTAAATTGAACCGATGTACTTGGTGAGGCATTAGTATCTTCCATATTTCCACCAGTCATTATAGTAGTTCCATCTATAAATGGACTACTGGCATTAGAATCACGATTAAATATAACTTGCATACCATAATTTGACCCATCATAAGGAAACCAAATCTCTCCATCTAATTGTCCTAAATCTCCAGTTGCAGTAATTAAAGAGAGATGTATTCTACTTATATTATTTTCTCCAGCCCATCTTGCTAAAGGCAAGGAATCTGGGTCTACATCAACCATATCTAAAGTTACTGCACCATAGCTATAATCATTAGTAGCTCCTACATTCCAATTTTGAGTAAGTCCAAAACTCTTACTATCTGGGTCTCTTGCAGTTATTCTCATTCTAAAATGATTATAAGTATTTGGATAAGCAGTTGGAAACCAACATCTACATCCACCAGGCAACATAGCACCCGCATCTGTAAAAGTAAAAGCAGTCATATCCATAGAAAATATTTTATCCATTACTGGACTCCATAAAGTTCTCATATCTCCAACATCATTAGTGCTTGTTGTATTATCATTTATATCCCTAAAAACATATCCTAAAATTGTATGGTCTGCTGGAACTGATGGAATAACTGGTGCTGTTGCACTTGGTGTTCCTGTTGTTTCAGTAATTGTTCCAGCATCATTTATTGTTATTAAATCATATCTATAATTAGTTGCTCCTTCTGCCGCACTTAATGCAAATGTAGCATTTCCTGCTGAATATCTTGCTTTCCCATCACTACCTACATAATATCCTGCTGCAACATTTATAGTCTGAGCACCAGTTCCAGTCATAGTTAATCCTTCTAATACTGTTTTTCTGGCAGCAGAAGAATAATTAGTACTTAATTTTGTATTTAAAGTATCACTCAAATCTGCTGAATAAAGAATATCCCCATCAACCCATTCTGTTCCCACTAAATCTTTTATTGCCATTTAAATATCCTCCGAAGCAACTATTGTCTTTGACACATCGCCTTTTATTATAAATCTGATTACATCTCCTCCCGAAATAATCCATTGTCTTTGTTTAATAATGGAAATTAATCTTTCTAAGTGTTCTTCACAATTATCAAGTTTTGTAATAATATCTAAAGCTTGTTTTGATATTGTTATATTTGATTCTTTTTTCAACCTTTCAATTATTTTTTCTTTATTTATCATTTTATTCTCATTTAACTTATCTGAAATGTATGTGATATTCCATTACCACCATTACCACCATTACCGCCATCAGACAAACTTCCATTAGTTCCAGCAGTACCATTACTTCCTTCTCCAGAGGCTCCGCCACCGCCTCCGCCACTATAATCGGTTGAACCTCCAGTACCTCCAGTACCTCCAGTACCTCCAGCAACAGTAAGAGTTCCAGCAGTATATGTTCCTGTATAAGTAAGAATTATTACTCCTCCTGCTCCAGCACCACCAGCACCACCACAACCATCACTTTTAGATTCTCCATCAGAACCATCATTTCCACTAACATCAATTTCTCCACCAGTCATATCAAGGTTTCCTTCACAAATTATTATAATAGAACCTCCGCCTGCTCCACCATCTCCCCCATCTCCAGAAGTTCCTGAACTATGATAACCTGAACCTCCACCAGCACCAGAAGCTCCAGGCACTATGTTAAACATGTGTGTTAAATCATCAGGCTCTTCGGCAGTTCCATCAACCTTTGTATACGTTCCAGCTATACCCCCAGTTCCATGAGACCCATCATTTCCTGCAATTCCCTTAACTCCAGCCCCATCAAAGTAGGTATTCCAATCATCATCAGGAGAATAATCATTCCCATCTGTTCCATTGTCTGAACCCCCATAAGGTGCATCTCCACCAGCACCTCCTGCATATCCTTTGCCTTTTAAATCAATTTTTCCTGCAATTGTGCAATTCCCATGAACAATTAAAATTAATGGAGCTGATGAACAATCTGCTGTTAAAGTTGCCCCAGATGCCAAATTAAAAGAAGAAAAATGATGTTTTTTTCCTGCTTCCAATGTTACAGAATTTGCTGCTTGGCTGTATGCCATCTGATGAATTTCCTCTATGCTATTTCCTGTTTTAGAAAGTGATTCAGTTAAATCAAAATTTGTATTAACCTCATCTGCATCAGCAGTTGTTCCATTTGTAAAAGTATATGTTACCATTTTTTATTCCTCCTATTCTAATATCGTTCGAGTTATGAATATCAACTCATCATCTGAACTTTTTGAAACTGCAGTAAAAATATCTCTGCTTTCCATTAAAGGCGTTCCATCTTCATTAAATATTCCTATTTCTGTTACTGCATATCCATTTGCTTCTAATGTGCTTAATCTTGTTCTTATTGTTGCTTCAAGAGCTGTATAATCTAAAGTAGGATAACTTGTTTCAAAACTTTTAATATAATCTCCTGAACTAATTAATTTAATATCATCCATAGCAAAATCTCCTGCACTCCAAACTGTTGCAGAAGCATCTGCAGTAAGTCCGACATAAGTATAATCTGAACTTGCTATTACTGGACTCCCTGTTGTGCTATCTGCATTTGCACTCGTAAGTCCATCAATCAATGTCCATGCTCCTGAATTTAAATCTGCTTTATCTTTTTTCCATTCATAATAATTTGAACTATCGCTTCCGAATCTAATTACAAGACAATCAGTAGTTGCTAATTTTGCATAAGCAGTTGCATCTTTAATATAAATCCAAAGGCTTAATTCTTTAGAAGTAAAATCTCTACTTGTTGTTGTTTTATAAGTATAAGCAGTTGCACTTGCTCCTGCATCTTTTGTAAGATTAAGACTTGATGTGCCTTCTTTAAAAGTATCAGTATTCAAAGCAGTTGTCATATCAGCAGAATCTGTCCAGTTAGCAGTATCACAACTATCTACACTTTCTGTTCCAGATATAGGTATTGCGTGTTCTAAATCAGTATCAGTAACAACGGGCGTTGTTGTTCCAACTCCTATTTTAAATTTAGTAACTTCTGCTCTTGTAGGTGCTGCATTATACGTTCTATCCAACATAATCTTTCTTCCTTCGTTTGTTACAACTCCTCCTGCCATTTTACCTCCTTATGTTAATACTAATTGTTTATTTGCTGTGTCCCAATTTCCTGTTCCACTATCTTTAAAATCTTCATCAATAAATTTTTCAATATATTTTTCATCTTTCCAAAGTATTCTTAATGTAAGTTCTGGATTTCCTGTATCTCCCCAAGTTGCTGTTCCCCAAATACCCATTATTGAATGTCCCCAAATCATACCAACAAGATAAGGGTCGCCTAACATACTTGTTCCCAATATACCTTTAGTTACACTTCCTAATATAAAACCATCGCCCAATCCTGACTTAATTAAAACTTGTGAGTATCTTCTTTTGAAATAAGTAGTATTTTCAAACTTTTTAATTTGAATTATTAAATCTGTATTCTTTTGGCTTTCTTCTTCTAATCTTCTTATTCTTTCTAAAGTAAATTTTCCCCATTCTGATATTTTCCACTCTCTATCTCCTAATTGTAATTCATCTCCACTATGAGGGTATCTTTTCTTTATTTGATTTATAACTAACTCTATACTCTCATTATTTAAAATATCAATAATCTCCACCTTTTGTCCAGCTTCATAATCAACTAAAAGAATAGGTTTAATCATTGTTTGTGTAAATGGTTCTGAATATTTATTTAACCAAGCATTTCCTCTTTGCTCTGCATCTGATACTGTTTGAATATCACTAAAAAACTTCTCTGCTTTTTTAATTCCATATTTATCTTGACTTACATCATCTTCAACTTGAATTGGAACGGGAATTGCATTTGTATAAACCACTTTAACATTATCTGTATCAGTTGCTGGTGTCCAATTTGTTGTGCATTCTATTGTTTTTAATTCCTTATCTATTGTATAATCATAATCCCCACTTGTAGAATTTTCTACTCCTGGTGTTTTAAGTGTCCAAGTTCCAGCAACATCTTCCCATACTTGAACTGTTATGGGTTTTTTTGCTAATGTAAATATTTGTTCTGCACTATTATCTCCACTAAAATATACTTCATCTTGAACTTCCTGAACTGCACCTTTTACTATTAATTGATTTACTGTTTGGGTATTATCTCTTATCCATTTAGGCAAATTACTTACATTATTACTTACTCCACCTACATAAAGAGTAGTTCCACTTGTTGTATATCCTTTTGGTTCAAAATGAACTTTTCCATCATCTGCATCATAATAAACTTGATAATCATAAATCTCTGCTAAAACAATTAATCTACTAAAAACATCTGTTCCATTACAAATAAATTTCTTTAAAGTTAATGTCGTCCCTGTATCAACTACTTCTGCTGTCATTCCACCATAAGTTTCAATTAAATCCTCTGCTATATCACTTCCTTTTGCTTCTGTAGAAGGAAAACTAACACCATCATAAGTATAAGTTACACTTGCATTAATTAAATCAACCATTTTATCTTTTCCATAAATAGTTATGTTTGGTCCTTGTTTGTCTATTCTATCAATATAACCATCAAAAACAAATTGGTCTGTTGCTGTTGTAAATCCTCTTTTAATAGAAATAGACATTCCACTTCTTAAATCTGCAATATCAGTAAATACGCTATTTGTGCAAGTTATAAAACATTCTTTTACTTCATCCTCTACTCCTTCAGTTATTATCCAACCAGTTAATCTTGTAGCTATATCTGTGCTATTCAATTTAACTTCTGTCTTCATAGTTTGTGCCATTATTCTACTTCTGTTCCTTGTATTAATTTAATATCATAAGTGCAATGAAATCCTGGTAAGTCCCATGTTGTATTTACACTTGATACCATGACATTTATAGTTCCAGTTTGGTCACTTGAAAATGCTATAACACTTTGGTCACCATCTACAATTCCTTCTAAAGCATCAACTTTTGCTTTTGTTGCTGCTATTGTGCTTTCTCCAAAATCCCCACTTATACCAATTACTTTTAAAACACCCAACATATCAAATAATTCTGTTTCATTACTATCCTTTGTTGGCATTGGTAATGATACTATATTTCCAGCTTTCTCTACTCTGATACCACTTACACCTGTAATTGTTATTCCACCTAATATTATACTTGCCATTTTATATTCCTATACTTTCTGTAGTTCTACCAGAAAGCCCTCTTTTCATTACTTCATCTACTGCTCTTGCTATTTTATCTAAAACATTTCTATCAAATGAACTTGCATCTAAAGCATTTACACTTATATTAATTGTTGTGCTTCCACCAGCTAATGATTGTGGATTTTTAGTAGCAATTAAATAATCTTTAGGGTCTGTTGTAATTATATCCCCTTTTGGTGTTATTATTGCATCTCTTACTGATTTTCTTCCTCCTGAAAATGAACTTGAAATTTTACTAACTGCACTACTTGCTTTATCTTTTAATGATTTTCCAAAACTTTTTATACTATCCCATTTCTTTTTTATCATATCAATAGCTGAAGTAAACCAGCCAGGTATTGTTTTTGTAAAAAATATCTTAACTGCTTCAAAAGCTGTTTCTATTTTAGTTGGAATTGAAACAATAAACTCTTTTAGTTTTTCCCAAGCTTCAATCACAGCTTCTGGTAGTGTAACTACTATAAATTTCTTAATTGCTTCCCAAACATCATTAAATAATTCTAAAATAGTTTCAAAGGCATATCCTGCTGCGAAAGGTAATGTTTCTAAAAAGAATGTAGCTATCATATCCCAAGCAACTTGTGTTATTTCTGGTAAAGTTTCAGTAAAAAATATTATAAGTCCTTGCCATAATTCCACCCAATCAATAGATTTAAAAAATGAATAAATAGATTTTGACCATTCTTCAATCATTGCACCAAAGTTTATACCAAGTAAAACACCTAATCCTGCAAGAAAAACTCCTGCAATAACACCAAGTGCAGTTCCCACTGGTCCAGCTATACTTCCAGCAATGGCACTCGCTGCAATAGTTCCACCAATTATACCTACTGCTCCTCCAACTGCTCCTCCAACTTTTCCACCTGTTGTTTTTAATTTTGTAACAGACATTTTATAAAATGGAATTGCATATTTTAACAACAATAAAGCAAGTGGTCTAAAAATAACACTTAATAAATCTCCTATTGGTCTTAAAATTAACATCATAGATTTAGAAAATATAGAAAGAGTTTGTTGTAATTTGGGACTTGCTTTCATTAAAGAACCCATGCTCTTTTTTATTATAGCTAATGCTCCTGCACCTATTATAACTCCTGCTGCGATTTTACTAATATCTTTGGATGTTCCACCTGTGCTTGATGTTACTCTCTTTCCAGCACTACCCATAGGTCCAGCTATTCCTGATGTATCAAATACAATCCTTGCTTTAATTGTGTCTTCTGGCATTTTTTTCTAAATCCTCTATCTCTTTTTTCCTTATTTCTTGCTCTATTAAATTTAATATATCCACATCCTCTGCAAGACAAGTGTAATATTCCTCTGAACTAACTCTAAATGTTCTACAAAATTGATACATTCTTATCTTTTCGCCAAGCCACCCATTAGGCACTAATCCTTTTCTGATGGCACTTCTAACTTTTTTTCTGTGTCCTCTTTTGGATTTATCAATTCTGCAAGTCCAGTAATTATCTTATCATAATCCTCTATTGAAAGACTATCTAAAGCATTTCTTAATGGTGCAGTTCCAAAGGGATGACTTAAAATACAATATGGTAATAACTCAACCATTAAAACTGTATTTTTAATTCCATCTGGTGTTTCTGCTTTCATTAATGCTTTATTTCTTGCTCCTGCTGTTGGTTTTTTTAAAACCACTTTTCCATTTGTTATATTAATTTCCATTTATTTTACCCCCTGTTTAAATTTAAACAACAATAGTCCACCATCTAATTGGGACTTTTGCTGCTCCATCTGTTAATCCACTCAATGCATATCCTGTTATTGTTATTTCCATTGCACCATCTTCTAAAGAAATTGGTGATGAATAACTTTCAAAATAAACATTTTCAAAATCAAAGTTTACTACTCTGTCATCATTTGCTGCACCTTCTACCAAATCTAAACTCATCGTAACTGCTGTGTTTTGTGCTGAATCTAATGGTGTAGTTCCTGCTGGTAATCCACTAAATACAATACCTCTTGCTTCTAATCCACTTAAAGTTGAAGCTATATCATTATAATTTAGTTTCATGGTAAGAGTAAAGTCATACCTTCTAACTCCTGCAACTGGTTGCTGTATTAATCTGCTTCCCATAGTTCTATATAAGAACATATTATTAGCACAAGTAATCTCTGCACTCATTAATGCTCCAACTGTGTCAGAACCAACTGTTACACTACCATCAATAAAAGTAAAAGGTCTATTTGTTGGTGCTGTATAAGTTAATAGAGTTGTTGAACTTGTTGCTGTTCTTGCAATCCAATCTGCACTTACTTTTACTGTTTCTCCTTGTGTTGCTGAAAGTGTAAAGTTATTTATTACAACTCCATCATAAGTCATAACATCATCATTTGCTCCACCTTCACTTCCTACTTCTAAAGTAAGAGTATTTACTTGTCCTGCTGCATAACCTATTTCATCTACTTCTGAAATCTCATAGGGGTCTGCTGCAGTTCCTGCTCCCGCTTTTGCTCCAATAATACAATATTGTAAAAATGAGGGGTCAGTTAATTCCCATTCCATACTTCCTGTACAATCTAAATTTCCATTAACTACATGGGTAGCATTTCTGCCTTCTCCTATCCCATGCACTCTTATCATATTATTTGTAAGACTTGCTGAAAATGAACTTACTTTATCTACATAATCTGTTCCTGTTGGTGTTCCTGCTGTTCCAAATGCTGTATCTTCTGCATATACAACATAAGTATCTATTCCTTTATAATATGATATACTCATAGTAATTCACCTACTTCTAATCCATTAATATTATTCATTTTTATTTCCTCCGTTTTTATTTTCATTTGTTTTTGTTCTTGTACAATTTTACGTTCAACTTTTGTATGACAATTTCTACATAAAGTTATTAAATTTTTTAATGAGTTATCACCAGAATATAAAAAAGGGATAATGTGGTGTACATCCATAGCTTTTCCATATTCATTCATAGTAATACCACACATTTTACATTGAAAATTATCTCTTTTATAAATAAGTAATCTTATTGCTTCCCAATCATCACCATATCTTGCTGGGGAAAGCAATTTACTTCTGCCATCAATATAATTCCAAGGTCTCCTACCTTTTAATTTTTCTATTGTATTAAGTGATAGTTTTCTTCCATTAAGTTTTTTACTTATTTTTTCTTTTGTTTTTTCTGACCTTTTTTTTCCATATAAAGGATGTTTAAAACTACTAAATTCTGGTCTTTTTTTTCCTTCCCAATAACCTTTTCTTCCAATCATTTTTTTCTTTGTTTCTTCAGATAGTTTTCTTCCTTTTAAAGTTAAAGAAATTTTCCTTTTTATTTCATCTGATAGTTTTTTACCTTTCTTTCCTGAAGGTTTTCCTTTATGTGCTTTACTAAGTGCTTTTTTATGGGAATCTGATAGTTTTTTACCTTTATTCCAAGCACTTCTTACCATTATTCCTTTCCTCCTTGTTTTTCTAATATTTCTTCTATTAGTTTTGTTTTACTTCTATCTGTTGTATTATAATTAGTTTTAGCCCACTCTCTGAACTTTTCAAAACCTAATTTCTTTTCAAGTTTTTCTAAATCTGATTTTGTAAATATATTCTTTGTTTCTATTTTTACTTTTTGTTTTTGGCTTCCCCAATTTTTTTGGTTACCCCAATTTTCTGATGGTGTCATTTTTTTATTCCTCCTTTGTTGCTTTTTTAATTATATTATTCCATGATATTTCTCTTACAATACCATCTTTCTTTTTTATTTCTTTTCCTGCATTTTTTATTTCTTTAACAAATGCTTTCAATACTTTTTCTTCATCATTTGTTAGTACCATTTAATTCTCATAAATAAATCTTATTTTAAAATCTTGGTTTCTTTGAAATATTTTATTAACACCAAAAGGACTTACCATTAATGGTCCCATAGCAGTTGGTGTTATGAATGTAATATTATAAAATGTTTTTTTATTATCTTGAAAATTACTTCTTATACTTGCAACCAATTCTTCAATATCATTTTGGTCTTTATCATAAGCAACAATAGTTACACCATATTCTGTCCAATTTGCTCCTGCTCCCAATTCAAATTCAGTAGTAACTCCACTAATAATATCTACTGCTATTCTTGGAAAGGAACTTAACTTTAAATGTGGTTGTGGATAATCTGGAAATATACTATCGGTTGTTCCCTGGTCATAATTTATAATATAAGCACCTGTTTGTGCTGAAGTAAAACTTATTACTCCAGTTATATAATTTACTGTATAATCAGTTCCAAAAGATAATAATGTGGTCGCAACTGTTACATCTCTAACATTTTTAACTAATGTAGGATTTATTGCAAGTGTATGAGAATTAGCACCAACAAAATCTCCAGTATCTTGAGAAGTTGTTACACCCCTATTTCCTATAGAAATTATATCAGAGTTTCTTAAGAAAACTACAAGTTCTTTTTTTATATCTAATATATTTACTTTTGCCATTCTGACCCTCTTGGATTTTTATTTGAATGCACTAATTAAATTACTTTTAACAATTTTCAATACTTCATTATTAAATGTTGGTCTGATAAAAGGATAAGGTCTTGTTCCTCTCCTTTTTATTGCATAAGCCAAAGCCCATGCTAAATCTTCATCGCCTAACTTTCTTCTTGCCCACCCTTTTAATGCATCAACTGGTGGCATATGTGGTGGAGTTCCAAACTCAATCCACTTTCCTTGTTCAGCCATACTAATTTCAATAGTCTGGTTTTTTACTTCTCCTTTTATACTTGATTGTAATAAACCTGTATCTTTGCCATGTTCTTTGGTTAATTTCTTTTTTAAACTCTCTTGAGTTTCAAAAGCAATACCTTTCATAGCTTGATTAAGTTTTCTTTCAAAATCTTCCTTATCTATTTCTATTCTCATTCTATTAAAAATAGATTGCAACTGGTATAGGTCATTTCTGTATCTGAACCAGTACTATCAAATACTCCTGGAATATTATATGCTTCTTTTACTCTATATGTTCTGCTATCAGCAGTTATTTTATCATCTTTTACAACATTATCAACAATTTTTGCCAAGACTACTGCATCTCCTTTTTCTAAAAATCCTGCTTTTTGAAAATCAAAACTTTGTCCAGTTCTCATAAAATATGCTTTAATAGTAACAGCCGTTCCATCCGTTAATGTTTCTTGTCCTGTAATGTTTGAAGTTGTTTGAACAACTGGTATATGTGATATTGTTCTCCCTGCATAATTATCAAGTATCTGATTAAAATCTTTTGTTGTTAAAACCTTTTGTGTCATTATTTACCTACTAATTTAGTTCCACATTTAGGACATTTCTTTTCATTACAAATAACTCCTTTTTTATGTTTTACTTTATAACCACATTTAGAACATACACAATAGTCAGCTCCACCATCTTCTTGTTTTGCTCCTCCTACTCCTTGTCCTTGTCCTCTTGCTTTTATATTAATCAAATCTAACATTTCCATTATCTTTTCGCCTCTTTCCATTATACCAACCCACCACGTCAGGAGAGTTTGTTTTTATTTGAATATTATCTAACATGCTTTTTTCTGAAGGGTATTTGCCTGTAATCTTTTTTTCAAGATATGCACAAAAACCTTCAGGATTTTCTTTATCTTGATTCTTACTTACGCAATCATCAAAGCTTGAATATTTCCCAAATGGCATTTTCTTATCCAAACAATGTAAAAGGAATATATGATGCTCCAGTTCTAAAATCTCCACTTACTTGTCCAGTAGTTTGACTTCCATAAACTATTCCTCTTGCTTCTCCTTGTAAATAATCTATTCCTGCTTTAATATTCATATATGGTTCTCCTTTACTTGCACTAAATCCTGCTGGTAATCCTACACTTGTAAAATCATCATAAGTTCCTGCTGTTTGTGCAATTAAAGTTCTAATCCCTGCAATACAAATACAAAGTCTTTTTATTATTCTTGGCATAGGATAAACTCCATAAGTATATTTCATATTAACTAATTGTCTATCTCTATCTGAAAAATAAGAAGCTTCTGCATCTGTTCCTAAAATTAATCTTCCTGAATCATTATATTGATGAACATAACTTGTAGTTACATCTGTGCTATCAATAGTAAGTGCATTTAAATTTATTAATGGCTGTCTTGTAACAAATTGAGTATTTGTTCCAGTTCCATCAACTGTTTCATCTCTATAACCTAATTTTGTTATTCTATAAGTTGAAGTTGCATCGGGTGTAATTGTAAATGCTGGACTAACTGTAATCTTATGTGCATCATTATCTGTTATCTCTCTATATTGTCCTTCTCCAGTTCCACCATAAATCCAAACAACATATCCAATATAACCATCTGTTTCCCACTCTTTTGTACTATCAGAAAAAGTAGTTGTTGCATAATCCCCATCAGCAGTTCCTTTATCTTCTACCACACCAAAATTAGTATGATAAATCTGTTCTATTTCTTCTTCTGATTGTAATATAAATTCTTGAATAGAATCATCATCTATTGGTGCATCTATATTGGGAAAATTTACTGCTTCTTTGACTTCTTGGATTGTACAAAACATTTTTTTTAATCACTTACATAAACTAAAAATCTATAAGTTGCTCCAGCACGAATTATCGTTCCTGTTGCTTCTGCTTCAATATTATGGGTAGTATCAGCAATAGTAAATGTATCTGCATCTGTTTTTGTTGCAACAACATAAGTTCCATCATATCCTACTGTTCCAGCTATAGTAACTGAATCTCCTGCACTTAAATTATGTGCTGCACTTGTATCAACTGTAATTGTGGTTGTATCTCCATCAATAGCACTTATTGCTACTGTGCTTCCTGATACTACTGCTTTTATTTTTTCAGTAATAAATATCTTTTCTGCTACATCTGTAAATGCACTTCCATCAGCTACTTTATTTGATAAACTTCTTGGCATCCAAGTTAAATCTGCTACACCCATATTTGCTAATGTTAAAACAGGTTGTGATACTGGTCCTTCTTCAGTAATTACTAAATCTGCTATTGCATCACCATCCGACCAATCATAAACAATTTTTTCAATATGTCCATTAACATTAATGGTTGATGTAATTGTTAAATCTCCAGATGTATCTGCTGTTCCTGTTAATTCTATAATTTTCATTATTTCCTCTTTTTAGATTTTTTCTTTTTAACTTCTACTTCTTTTACTTCTTCTACTTCTTTTTTAAATTCGTGAAAATAACCTTTTCCTTCTGAATTTACTCTAACTTCTCCTATTGGTTTTACTTCTTCTACTATTTCTTTTTTATCCATTGATTTTGTTGATAATACCATTTTAATTATCCTCCATAATTTATATATAATCTTTACAATTTTCATTTTAAAAATAAAAAAATAAAAAAATTTATGCAAATACTCCTAAATCTGCTCTACCTGTAAGTTCTACAAATCTACAAGCATTTGTATTTGCACTTTGAACTGTTACTGTAACTACACCATCTGCTACTGAACAAGTTGCAATGTCTGTTACTATCACACTTCCACTTGTAGTATGAACCCAACTTCTTATGGTTAATAATCCAGTTTTGGATATTCCATAATCAGCAAGAGTAACTGTAAAAGTATCGTTTTCATCAGTTGTATTTGGAGTAAGGAAACATACTGTTTTTAACCCTGCATTAGGGACTTGTTCCCAATACTTCAATATACTTGTTGCTGTCATTTTATACGAATACTCCTAAATCTGCTCTACCTGTTATTTGAATTACTCTCATATCATCATCAGTTCCTGCTGCGATTGTTACAGTAAGAACACCATCTGATACTGCACAGGTGTTTAATTCAGTTGTAATGATACTGCCATCTGCTGTATGCACCCAACTTTCTACTGCCAATAAACCTGTTTTTGAAATACCATAATCTGCTAATGTTATTTCCAAAGTATCAGTTGCATCTGCAGTATTTGGTGTAATGAATAATACTTGTTTTAATCCAGAGTTCGGAACTTGTTCCCAACTTTTTAATATACTTGTTGCCGTCATTTTTCTTTTTCCTCCTTATTATTTTAACTTCTATAAATTACGAATCCAGTTGCTGTTCCTGTAGATGCATTTGTTAATGTCGCTACATTTGCAGCCCAAGTTGGTTCTTCCAATATTCCTGTGCTATCATCAGTAATTATTGCTAAATATACTTGCTTTACTCCTATTAATGTCCATGTATCGTTTTGTGCTGCTTTTGCACCAGCCGTAATCGTTCCAATTTTCATACCAGAATTATTACCACCAGCATTTAAGCCCATTTCAACCACACTTACATTAGTATTTGTTGCCATTTTTATGCCTGTCTATAAACTAAAAATATAGTTCCAGCTGTTGCTGTAGCACTTGTTAATGTCATTACATTAGTTGAAATAGTTATTGGGTCTGAAACCCCATCTGCATCTGTTAAACAACAAGCATAAAGAACTGCTTTTGCATTGTTTACAGTAATAGTATCATTTTGTGCTGCTTTTGTTCCACTAACTATAATTCCTAATTTAAGTCCATCATTAGTTGCTCCACCAAGAGTTGCTAATTCAGTTGCACTTATGTCTGTATTTGTCATGTTGTCCTCCTATTGAAAAGAAAAAAACATAAGGGAAAACCCTTATGCGATTTCTCCAATAAAGCTGTTAAATGCTGTATTTTTTATGATTAATGTTTCATAAATTTTCAACATAAACTTTTCACTGTCATTAGTTTTTGCAAGGTCTTCGTATGTCAAATCTTGTAATACTCTCATTTCTATAACACTCATATCAAGGAAGTAGATTGCTTTTTCAGCTGTGGTATTACTCATATACATACTTGGAATTACTGGTATTTGTCCGACCATTGTGTTTAAAACAATAGTTGAAAATCCCCAGAATACTTGCTGTGTAGGTTGCATATAACCAATTTTAGCTGTCAATAATCCAAGTAAATCAGTAAATACTGCACTTGCACAAACTGCTAAATTAGGTCTTCCACCATCATCAAATGCATATTGTATTGCTGTTTCAATATCATTTAAAGTCATTGCTGTGGTGTTTTTATCTACTTTATTTGTGGTTGATTGTAATGCAATAATACCATCAAATTGTGTAGGGTCTGTTGCTGTTGCACCATTAACAATTAAGCTTTCTTCTAATTCTCTCATTTCTCTTGTTTTAACTAAAACTTCAAGTTGTTTTGCATTCATTGCTGATTGGTCATTGAAAGGTCCTGTTGCTCCACCTTGTGATGCAATTCCTCCTAAAATCCAACTTGGCATTGATGCGATTGCTGGACCAGTTACTCTACCAACTGAATACAAGAACTTAATAGCTGTGCTTTTTCTATCATAAGTTGTATTTGTTTCTGAGGTTGCTCCATCTTCAACTGCTGTGTATGCTCCACCTTTTGCAGTTAATTGGTTGTAATCTGCATACATACCCATGTTAGTTACTCTTGGAACTAACTCAACTAATGGTGTGTATTTTCTTGTAATATCAACAATTCTTGGGTCTACATAAATTGGGACCATAGCATAACCTGCTGTTCCTGCTCCACCTGCTGTGGTTGTTAATGCTTTCATTCCTATCTTCGCTGTATCGCCAATTTGTTCTCTTAAATCAACTTCATACTTCATTTCTCCAACACTTTTTAAATCTACTTTTTGATATACTGTTTTATTAGGTAAGTTACCAAATGATTGTGCATAAGCACCTCCTGTGGTAAATCCTAAATCTATTGCTTGTGTTTCTGCCATTTTTCTTTTTCCTCCTTTTATCTTATCATACCTAATATTGAAATAGGTTTTTCTGATTTTACTTCTGGTTGTTCTGGGGTTACTGATTTAAAAACATCAGTTTCTTTTAATGATTTTAATTCTTTTTCTTGAACTTCCATTTTATCTGCCATTGCTTTTAACTCTGCTGTTAATTTTTCAATAGCTTTTTCATCTACTTTTGCTTCAGCTGGTGCTTCTGCAACTTCTTCTTTTACTTCTTCTTTAGTTTCTTCTTTTGATTCTTCTTTCACTTCTTCAGTAGCTTCTGCTGGTTTTTCTTCAACAGGTGCTTCTGATGGTTTTTCAATTTGTTCATCTTTTGTTTCCATTGTTTCCTCCTTTGCTAATTTATTATTAATACACTCTTGTCTCATTTCAGTATCTCCAAAATCTTCTATTGCTTTAAGCATAACTGCTTTCATTCCAAAATCTGTCATTACTGCACTTTGATTTACTGGATTTCCTGTTAAGGCAACATTTAATAATGTTAAATCCTCTATAAGTCTAACTTGTGTATCTCCTATTGTTTTCATTACTGTTTTAATTGGTTTAAATGCTATAGAAAATGCTTTAATAAATCCATCTTTAATACTCTCCCATAAATTACTAAATTTAGGACTTGCTTTATTTAATTGTGCTTTTACCCATAAACCTTTGTCGTCTATCTTTGCATCTACTATCTTTCCTGCTGGTAATATTGTTGAATCATCTCTCCAAGTTTCATGTTCGTAGTCTAACATTATTGTGCTTTCTGTTATTTGTTTCAACATGGATTTAAGTGCTGTTGGTGTTACCAAATCATTATATAAATCAATTTCTGGAACTGAAATATATCCTGTAACATAATGTTTTTTACCTTCTAAAGTATCAACTGCCTTAAATGAAATTGTATCAGTTAGGAAAGAATAAGATTTCTCTTTAATTATTTCTTGTTTAGATTGTTCCATTTTACTTTTTTAGTTGTTTTTGTTTATAAAACCAACGATTTATTCTATAATAGAACAACCTTGATTATCACAACTATATTTTACTCCAATATTCTTTTCTGTTATTATTTGTTCTTGCTCAAAGTCATTTTCAATTTCCATCCAACCACTTCTACACAATTTATTTCCAATTTCTGCATTCCAACATTTTCCACTATCTAATCCATAATATGCTGTTAATTTATCACATTGCATAACTATATTTCTATCTTCACAAAAATAAGTATCATCACTTAAAATATTTACTCCACCTAAAAATAGGATAGAAGTTAAAAATACACTTAATATGCTTGTTTTAATTTTATCCATTTATTCCTCCACTAATTATATTTATCTCACAAGTTCTTAACCACCAAACTGCTTCTTCATGAACTGGTGCTGCATATGCGGCTTGTATAAGTAATAAACTTTTCCAAGTA